TGTTCCACCAGGAATAACTTCTTTAATTTCTTCACTTAGAAAAGATTGTTCATGTTTAAATTTCATAATAGACTTTATTAAATAGTTTAGTAATACAAATATAATGACTTAATCGGATAATAGATATAAAAAGTACTACAAAAATAAGATGTATATAATAAGGTATATATTTACTTATCAATAGTTTATTTACTAGTTACTTTAGATTTCTGAATATCACTATTTACTTTCTTAGTTTTAAGAGCAAGTTCTTGACGTTTAATTTGAATGGCTTCTTGTTTATAATAATTTTCCATTAATGCACCTCCAGCAGCTTCAACATCATCTACATATCCATTACCATTTGCATCAACACTTAAACGTTTATCCCAAACTAATAGTTGAGTTTGTTGATCTATTAATGCCTTCTGAATTGCTCCATCATTAGTAGCTTGTATTTCAGCTAATTTATTTTCAGCTTTAAAATGTTCAGTATCAGACTTAATTTGTTCAGCTTGAACAGTTGCTTGATTTTCAGCATCTTTCATTTGTTGATTATAAAGTTTAGTAGCTTTACTAATATCTAAAACTTTATGTCTTAGAGCTTGTAGATTATCATTTAATATAGCTTCTGTAGCCATTTCAAAATCACCATTTTGAGCAGCACTAAATGCTACATCTTTCATGGCTTTAAGTTTTTCATCAAGTAATCTACTATTACCAACATTGATACCTATATTAAGACTCATATGTTCCATAGGATCAACTGCAACAGTAATATGCTCATTAGTTGATTCATCAGTAAAAGAACCTTGTTTACCTTCTGCCCAAGCTACTTTTGAATAATCATAATTAGCTAAATAATCTCTAGCACGTAAAAGATTAAACATTTCTAATCCCCAATTAGAAGCTGTACTAGCTTGTTCTAAACTATTTTCAGTAACTGATTTACCTTGATAAGCTTTTTGATTACCCATTCTAGATGGAGTCATATTAGCTACTTCTTTAGCATCAACTTTAAGTGAAGCTACTAAACTCATTAATGTATTAACATAATTAAATGTAGAACTAGTAGCCACTTCTTTCATAGCTTGAATAGCATTTGCATTTATATTAGCATCATTAAAAATAAGTAAAGAACTAGATTCTAATTTAGATAAACGTTCTTCCATTTTCATAAGAGGATCATCAGTTAATAAACTTTGAGGTATTGCAAGAATACTTTTCCATTTATTAATAGCTTTCTCAATTTGATAATAATAAATTCTTATTAAAGCTAAATAAGGATTTACTCTATAAGGTATAGGTTTACGTTCACTATCTTTATGAATATACGATAAACCATTATAAGGAGATTTACTAACATTAAGATTACTAAACTTTTCACGTTGAATGTCTATAGGTCTAAATTTAGTATATACAGCTTGACTACTACTTCCTTGACCATAACCTATAATTTCACCTTGATATATTTGTTGAATCCAATCCCATTTAATAGATACATCACCAGCTTCTAAATCTAATTCATAATCTTCATCAACTGTAGTTTCCTGTACTTCACCTTCAGGAGATATAAATGTCAGATAACCAACTTTGACTTCTGTCTTAGCAATATAATGAGCTACTGAAATATCACCAGCATTATTACATAAACTATCATTTAACAAACTATCTCTAAATTGATTATTATTATCTAAATAATCTGATTCAGACATTCCATTTTCAATCATTCTACTTTTAAGAAGATTTACATGAACATCTTGACTAACACTTTGATCAGTAATAGTTCTTAAATATGTAATATCTGCAGGAGTTAAATAATCACTTAATCTATCTAATATAGTATATAGATTTCTTTTAAATATTCTAGCACCATAATGATCATCTTCAACATAAGTATTATCACTGGGAACTCTAAAGTATTCATAAGGAGGAACTACTTCAAATATAACATCATTCTTATGTACAGTTCTATAAGTATAACATTCTTCTGTAGCCCACCAATAATAATATAATTGATTATACTTAACTTTAGCATCAATTACATTATTTAAAAGATTTAATCTAAGTTGAGCTTTAGCAGCACGTTCATCATTCCAATCAGCAATATGTTGTTCTAACATTTCAGCAATATCAGGAGTTTCTTTAGTAGGTTGTCCTGTAGGCATAGTCTTATTAAGTTCATTAATAAGTTGTTGATTCATTATACCAATTACTTTATCACCAAAAGCTTTATTACGTAAAAATATAGTATCTGGATCATCAGTATATACTTGATAATTATTATATGAATTAACAAATTCACCTAAGTATATATCTTTAATAGGTTGTAGAAAATCTATTTCTCTAAGATCATCAATAAGTTTTTCTTTTTGAATATCACTACCAGTAACACCATAAGTTTTAATAACATATTCATACATATCCTTATTAACATGACCATTAGCCATATCAAGAAATTCTCTAGTCTTAGATTTATCATTACAACTTACAGCTAAATTAACAACATAATCAGCCATAGATTTAGTCCACTTAGCAGTTTGTTTAGTTTTCAAAGATACTCTTTGATTAGGTAGATTATTGTTATTACCTATGTTATCACTTAAACCTATAATCATATTAATGTTTATTTAAACGTTCATAAAAACTAAGTTGTTTGGTATTTTCATTTACTTTATTAAAAAGATTATATCGTTTTATAAATTCATCTTTTTTAAATTCGTACATTGCTAATATAGTATTAGAAATTCTATCAAAGTTACCACCACTAATAAAGCTTTGCCATTCTAAACATAAAGGTAATGAATAAATTTCTTCTAATCGAAGTATTGGAATATCTTCTATCGTTTTACCTATTACCTCATAAATAAAATCTTTCATCATAGTAAGACCATTTAGTTTAACATCACCATCTCCTATAACCATACCAATTTTTTCTTCTTTACTAGTAGTATTAGCACCTTCCATATATGAAATAGGATCTTTAAGAAGTTTATCTTTAGACAACCAAGATACAAAATTACTAACAGTTTCACCTCTATTGACCTCAACTAATGCTCCACCACCCCATCTATGACAAGTTAATAATAAAAGAGCATCATTTTCTTTCATAGTATTAAGACGACCTGCATATTCAGCAACAAGTCTTTTACCTGAATAAGGAGAAATTGTATTACTTCTCATCCATACTGAAAAACTATATAATGAATGTTTATCTGTAACTTCACTTGCTATTTTATTAACTCCGTAAGGATCGACAGTAATAAAATATAAGTCTTTAGGAACAACTCCATTTACAGTATAAGGAGGATAATATTCTCTGACACAACCATGAATATCAGTAGAATTTGTATGAGGAACATCAGTAATAAAATCATGCCAACCTTCTGGTAAAAGTTTATCTATAATACATTTATCTCTATTAATAAACTTAACACCTTCATTAGTTTTAAAATACCAACCATCAGTATAAAATTGTTTAGTATAATCAGTCTTTAAATTATTAACATGAACATTTAATTCAGGAGAAGCAAATAAATTTTCAACAGTATTAATAAAAGCTTCACTAGGTTTATTAGCACGTTGAGCACAATGTATAATATATTCACTAGATGATTTAGCTAATCTTGCAATGGCTTTTCTTTCTTTATCTGATTTATAAGAATCAAATAATAATGAATTACCATCAATAATATAAGGTTCATAATTTAAAACTTGTGGATGAAAATAACCACATGTAGTATGTCGTTTATTATCATTCCAAATATCTTCAAATTCTAAAGCATTAAGTTTTCTAGGTTTATTAAATAAAGATTCAAAGGTTATCCAGTTAGCACCTTTAGTTCCACCTGTACCCCAAACATTAAATAAACCTACAGATATTTCACCTGATTCAAGATTGGATGTAGTAATATCTAAAAACTCTTGAAGTTTAGGACTCTTACCAGATTCTTCACAATTTATAATAATAGCTTTCTTACCAACTGCACAAGATGTATTAATACCTATGGCATAAGATAAAACTTTACTTTTAAATCCATGAGGTTTATTACCATCATGTCGAAGTTTATAACCTAACTCTATAGATTCAATAGCTTCACTAAGATAACCTCTTTTCCAACAAGTAGTATTTTCATACCAATCAAGACAAGCTTTAGTCATATAAGTTAAAGCTCCTTTATCAGTAAGAAATTTAATGTCTTGTGCAATATTTATAACCGTAACAGTTTTATTAAGATTAACTATATTAGCATTACCATTACCACGTTTATAACTATAACCTTTACGACGAGCTTTTGCAATTATATTACTCTTCTCATTAAGATAAGCAAGTTGATCAATTTTATAAGACCAATAATCACCATCCCAAAATCTAGGAAAACTTTCAATAACTTTAGTTCTAGTTAAACCTTTATCATCTAAATCTTTTCTTTCAATATCATTAGGAGTTCTTTCTATTCTACCATAATTTAAATAACTATAATGATCTCCAGTAATATGTAAAGGATGTAATAATTCTAATTTACGTTGAGTAGTTGTTTGAGGATTAAAATATTCAAGAATATCTTTAATATAAAGTTTAGATTTATTATTCATTCCAAACTTTCGACGATATAATTCTCTACCCCAAAATTTATTATATTCTACAGTACTTTCTTCATAAAAACAATATTCTTTATGTTTATCATAAAATGTAGCAACCTCTGAATAAGCATCTGTATTAACAAAAACAAAATTTATATTTAATAATATTCCACCAGAATTACCAATTAAAAAATCTTTATCTTTATCTATCCAATTACGTTTAATATTTTCATTATATAAAGTATCTAAAAAAGGATATTGTGATTTATCTTCTAGTACATAATTAATAAAAGGTAAAGATTTTTCTTTAATAGTACAATCATAATCATAATGTTGTTTATGAAACTCATTCCCCTTCACCAGGGATATAAGATTCAATTGCATCATCTCCTTCCATGCTTGTGCTATATTCTTTACTTCCACGTAGAGTATTGTTATTAGTTTTTTGTTTATTTACAAGATCATTAAATATTTCTATACCTTTAGGTATTTCAGAAATAGTTTTTAAAACTTTATTTACAGTAGCTGATATATCAATTGGTGTACCATCTTTATCTTTGAATTCAGCTTCAACTAAATCATTAAGTACATCTACATAACTTTGTAAACTTCTTGCACTTACTTTAAGAGCTTTAACAGCAGCATTAACTAATACTGATACAGCATCATATTCTAGTTCATCAATTACAAATTTAAGAATAGCTTTATGATCTTTTGGAAGTACATAATCTTTAGGAAGATTAGTATTTTTAAAAGCATATTCATGAGCTTCTCTAGCATTTAATCCATGCTTAACACAATAACCATTTGAGTTACTAATAAAATCTAAATACTTATAATATTCTTTTGATAACCATTTACCTTGTGAAGTATCTAATTCATAAACTTTACAAACTATAGGATACTTAGCAAGTTCAAGAACATTAAGTTGTAGTTGATAATTATTGTCTATTATCCATAAGTGTATCATTCTACTGTAATTTTAAAAGTTTTACAAAAACATTTCATTATCCATTCTGTAAGATAAGCATCAGCTTCATCACCAATAGTATCTTCTCCAATAGCTTTCCAAATTCTTTTAGTAGTATGGCTAACCTCATGAAATATACATTGAATACTAGGAGTATTTTTAAATACTATAAGAATAGTATTTTTACGTTTAGCATTTATTATACCATTATAAGTTAAAGCAAGATTTAAAGGTTTCCAACTATCTTGATCAATTATACTATTATCTCCACTATCTCTAAAATGTTTAGTTACATTACTCAATTCTTCATCAACACCTATAGCAAGATTTATTGGAAAAGTATCATTTGTAAATTGTTTCAACATATCATTTAAATAATAAAATTCCTAATGCTAATATGAATCCTGTTAGTGTGCCTGTTTTCCACCATCGCCTTTGATTGTCCAACGTTTCCTTATCAGCGATACATTTATCTATATTAGAATTTATAGTGAAAATTTGAGCTTGCTGTAAAGTTGTTTTTTCGTTTATCAATTGTATCTTACCAATATAATTATAATTCATACTAGAAAGACTATCAATAATTACATCATTTTGTTTAGATACATCTTTGCATTTATCTCCTTCAACCATTATAACAGCTATAGATCTATTTTCAGATTGAGTATAACCAATTAATGTATCACCATCAATTATGTATTTTTTTTGAGATATAACTGGTAATACTATCATTAGAAACAATACTAACATCAGAGTAATCTTTAATAATCTTTTCATAATTCTTAATTGTTTTACGTTTATCATTATATAGAGAATCAAGTTTTAATGCTTGTGCTTTTATAATTATATCTTTAAAAGATATTGATTTGTTTAAAGTAATTATTTTTTTTTCTATAACTTTAGTAGAATCACCAATAATAGTTTTGTATTCTATAAAAGCTTTTTCAGTAGCTTTAGCATTCTTATAAAAACTAAGAGCACCAAGACAAATAATTGATGATATAACGATAATAACAAATATAGTTATACCACTAAGTATTTTACCTTTTAATGTTGTAGGCACTAAATTTTCTAACATATCTTATATAATTACATATTGTTTTTTACCACCAACTATTATCATTCGTAAACATTGATTACGATTACCTGTTGCTTTATAAGATACATGAACCCATGAAGGATTAATATCATTACCACGTTCCCATATCATTTGATCAAATACTAAATGCTCTCTAATAAGTTTAAATAATAAACCATTATTGGAACAATCAATATCAGCAGCTTCACCTTTACAATGTTGTGATAAAGGTCTATTAGTTCCACCAACATCTTTATTAACTGCTAAAGATCTAAATCCAGAGTTTATATCTATACTATCTTTAAATAAATCTCTAGCAGGTTGAAGTACTTTAGTAGTAAGAAGTTTTAAAGATTGTATTTGTTGTTCTGTAGGAATATTAGAAAGATGCGAACTAGTAGCAAGAAGTTCTTCTAAAGTAAAATTAGTACTGAGTTTTGTAGACATAAGTTATTTAAATTTATTTATACGTTCAACTAAAATACCAAAATAGTATTGCATAGATTGAATTTGATTAATAAATAATAATTGTTCATCTTTTTCTAAACTTTTAAATATATAACTAGTTAATATAAAATTATCAAGTTTTTCTATTTTAATATCTAATTCAGTAACTTCAGTTATAACACGTTGTTGATGTGCAGGAAAATCTTCCCAATTAGTTTTAATTAATTCTTTAATCTTAATATCATTTAAAGTTTTAATTTCTCTATAAGATTCTTCAAATTCTTCTTTAGGTGACCAACTAATATAATCATCATTATATTTTACTAGATAACCTTCTCTTAAAGGATCTTCATTTGAAGGCATTATCCAACCTTTAAGAATATTATACTCACCAAGATTTAAAGATTTTGCTTTAATTAATTTTGTACCAATATAAGTTTTCATAAATTTAATATTTAAAAGATTAATGACTTAATTAAATTGTAATTGACCTTGTTGTTCAGTATTTTTCATTCTAAAATCATCTAACATAAGTTTAGAATCATTTTCTAAATATTGAAGATTAAATACTTCTACTAATTCTTTCCAATTTTCTCTAACAGCAAATTGTTCTTCAATAGGTCTTATATGACAAAGTACTAATCCTTTAAAAGTATAACCAAATGTAGTAACTAAATAAGCATAAGTTGATAATTGCATAGCATAGTGATTA